AGATCGAATGGCCGCCGTTCCCAACGTTTCATTGTCAGTCAGCGCCACAATATCATCATGAACCGGGTTATCAGTGTATTGATCAAACTCATAAGCCATCGACGGGCTGAACCCGATCAAATCAGTCCGTTCAAAATCTTCATCCGTATACTGTCGGCTGTATTCTTTCGCGTTTTTACTGGTGCTGGAATCCGTAAAGCTTCTCATTCGGTGGTACGCAATCGTCCCTGGTGTTCCTGAAGGCACGCCATAAAAGGCGACCTTATCACTTCTTTTTACTAATACTTCACTCATGTTTTAAGCCTCCTGCTTATATTTAAAATTGCACTGTATAATATACTGTGCTTTATCCAATTCGTTGTTGTACATATATCCCGGGGTGGTCGCTTGGATTGATACCGGGATCTGATTTTCGTTCATATCTGGCAAATCGTTGGAATCCGTCCAGAGCTCTAGCCATTCTGAAAAGTGTTCAAAGAAACCAATGTTATCAAGATTCTCAAGCACGTCAGAACCATAAGGCTCTCGACTGCAAAAGTTAAAAGCGAACTGCCGCATGGACCCGCCATCTGTGTATTTTTTGAAGATCGGATCGACCGGAACACTTTCGATCATGTAGGCCGTGGTTTCTTCTTTGAGGTAATCAATACCAATCCCCTGGTGATACTCATCCAGGTATGGACAGGTCTTGATAAAATCTCGAATGTACTTTATGATTGTCATTTGATTTTGCCTCCCGCCATATCTGCCACTGATTTTACAATCTCTTTGCCTCGATCGGACCACATTCGCAAACACCACTGTCTGCCTCGTAACCCTTTACCTTTATGCTCATACCATTGGCGCCGCGAATAGGGCTGAACATATTCGATTGACCCCGGCTTTTCCACAGCTGTGTTTTTCAAAGGTCCTGACCGCTTCGGCACATATTTATCACTCAGCCGCCTGATTTCATGCGTCATGAACTTTTGCGCTTTACCGTTTTTATCAAGCCCTCGCTTTAATAAAATCTTTTCTGTGGAATCTATGTTGATCTTAACTTTCGTGCTCATTATTTCGCTCCAATCTCCCAGTGTGGAAGTGACGCATCTGTCAGATCAACAACGGAAATGATGGTAAATACATCGTCATAGGCATTTTTTAGACCATCCAGATTGTTTGGCTTAACGCCTGTCAGGTCAAAGTCGACAATTCCTTTGACGATAATGTCGCCGGCATTTAGCGTGAAATACTGATCCTTCTGATCTGATCTTGCCCACGCTTTAGGCTTTAAGTAGATCTTGTCCGTGGTGACATCGCGGTCAATCAGAACCTCTGTGATGTCAGCCGTCAGCAAGCCTTTGTCGCTTACCGTCACCGCCCGGGAACCCTGCCAGTTAATACCGTAAAGATACGTCCGACAATAAACATCTTTCTCCAATACACGGTCATAATATTTGTTATAGATTGTCATATCAGCATTGGTAATCATTCCAGACCTCGATATAATAACCCGGTGCTTGCCAGCCATACCCTCGCTGCTTCATTGAGTTTTTGTTCACTTGACTTTCCCGAAGCCACATAGGATCTTGATTCCTTCCCAGCTGATTCACTGGCAATCTCTGGCCCCTTTTCTTGTTTGAAAAGTTCATCCATTACCGCACAAGTGGCCATTTTAACGGGATCGGTGACGTCAACTGTGATTCTGCCCTGGGTTACCTGGTTAATATAGGCCGTAGCCATGGAGGAAAGCCGGATGAAATCATCAGAATTTACCAGTTTTCCTCCATATGTGGCCGCGTAGTAAGTGGAATCTACATAGGCCATGATCTTAACCTAAGATACGAACAGCCAGCTCCTGATACATGGTTTTGTAACCATAGAGCACGTCCATGGAGATCGTTTCTTTCTTATATTTGATGTCGTATCCCTTAACAACACGCATTGAAACGCCGTTGTAAGAAACTACATAAGCTTCAACCCCAGAAGGCAATGTCAGCGGACGGGTAACAAATGCAAAAGCCTGTGGCGCAAAACCGAGGTTTGCAGTATGGCTTGCGGCCACGGTGATGACATCAGTCACAGCCAGCGCTGGCAGTGCTGGGTAAACAGTCACAGCCAATTCATCTGATGCAGCTGTTCCGCCGGTTAAGACGGTATAAGTCTTGCCTTTAATTGTCAGGATATCTCCTTTAACCAGTGTCCCGGTTAAGGTTGGGCTGGTTCCGCCGGTAACGGCCAGAGTCAGGCCGGTAGCTCCTTCAGCGACGATGGCTTTAGGAACAATCTTAGGACTAGTTCCACCGCCAACAGCTAAAGTTCCAGCGGCGTGGGTTTTGATCCCTTGAGCCATAAAGTTATTGAATGAATACAGCCGTCCCAATTCACCTTCGCGAAGGGCATCTGTGCTTGCTGATTTTTCAGCATGGGCAACCGCATCCAAAGTGCTTAGTGACGCTTCTGCCTCTGGGTCCCATACGGCCACGCGCCCAGCCAGTGGCACCTTATTGATATTTAATGCTTTTCGTGCGTCAGCGATAACACTTAATGATGCAGGGGTTGTCCCAGCAACACCAGCAGTGTAAGGGATATCCTTGTACAGGAACAAGCCGTCGCTGTTGATCTTTTCAGCCAAAGCAACGGCGGAAGGTTCGATAAACAACCGGTTAAGATCGTCAATGCTGGTTGCCCCGGCAATTGCTCCCCATTCTGCATCGACCGTGGCCAGCTTATCCAGGGTTACTTCAACGCTGGACTCTTTAATGTCCTGTGCGGTAACGCCGTTTGTTTCGTCGAAGTCTTTCGCTTCCAGAACAACTGGCTTTTTAACCTGGATCTTTGCCCCTTTACCGGGTTGGAAATCGTTCGAGAAGTCTCGATAGATCAGGTTTGGAAATACCATGTTTTCAATTAACCGCTGCAAGGTAAGTCTTGCAATTACTTTTACATCTAAAAATTCATTTGCCATTTTTTATTTCTCCTTCTAAATTTAAAATTATTTTTTTGCGAATGCCATTTCAAAGAACTGATCATCTGAAATGGCATTATGATCGATGGTTCTAATGCCGCCGCCATGGGTACCACCGGTATTTACAACAACACCAGGCACTTCTGGCTCGGGTGTTTTATCAGCCACAAACGCAGCTGGATTACTTGCTTTAAGGGATTCGATATAATCATCAGCCCCTAAGAATTTTCCTTCTTCCAGCTTGAAGCCTTTGTCTTTAAACTCCGAGAACACTGCCTTCTTGGCCAGCTCCGAACTAAACTCAACGCCACCCAAAAACTTATCTACTGCAAATTCATACTCTTTGGTAGACATTTGATTTTTAAGTGCTTCGGTATCTTGTTCATATTTTGTTTTCCACTCATCAGCGGCCTTCTTAATCCCTTCAACGTCCAATTCTTCAAAGCCTTTGATCGCAGTATTGGCTTCACTCAATTGAGTTTTGACACCTTCCAGCTCTTCCTTGGCTTTTGCGGCTTCTAGTTTATGCTTTTCAACGTCTGTTTTAAATTTCTCGATATCGGTTCCATTTAGCGCAAATACGCTCTTGATCTGGTCTTCTGACAACCCTAATGCTGTTAAGTCTTCGGTTTTCATGGTTCTTATCCTTTCCCACTAAGCGTTTTAGGTGGTCGCTGTCACCCATGGTCCTGCTTTCATAGGCTTGCAGGGTAGCCGAATTTTATGTATTAAAAATAAGCCTGTTTAACGTCTGTACTCAAAGACGAGATATTTTTCACCCCCGTTTCGATTAAGATTTTGGGTATAAAAAAAGCACCCTTTCGGATGCTCTCTTTGCTTATTCGGCTAAAACACTTTCAGCCAGTATGAAAAACTCATTGGCGCTGGCAACAACTCTATCACTGTCGCCCTCGCTTTTAAGTTCAGCAATTATTTTGTTTCGAATATCATCACGCCCCTTTTTATCAGTGCTGGCCAACAGTGCGCCTAACCGATAGAAAAAACTTACCCCTGCCGGATCTTCGTTTGCGGCACCGGTTTTTGGGCTGCCGACCATCATCATTGCAGTAACGTTTTTATACACATATTCTTTGTAAAATGGATCATCAATCTTACTTGCTGCTTCCATTAGAATTTGTGCTTCTGTTATCCGAGTGTAACGCTGTTGTAGATCCTCGCCATCAGTTTGCTTTTGCGGTTCATCCAAAACATTCTCAAATTGGCCTCGTCCATACAATCGACTTATCTGCTTTTCCATCTCTGGTGAATAGTTTGGCGAATATACTACTATTTTCCTTGCACCTTTTTGGGTAACCAGATTTAAGCCGTTTGTCATGTGGGATACTCCATCATTCATATGCTTGAACCGTTGTAATTCCAATCCGCTGATATACAAATAATCAACACCCTTAACGAACATGTCATATTTTCTCAGGTAATGATTGATTGAATCACGATGGATGCCGGTTAAGGTTGTCATGTCACGCACCGTTAAGACTGTTTGGCCTTTGTAGGTTTTGGTGATGATGGTGGTTTCTGGTATGGCGACGGGTTCCGGTTGTTCTTCTTTGGCTCTAAAGTAACTCTTAACCAATTTCCGTTGCACTTCCCATGCTAGGTCGTCCGTGAAGGACTTGACCAGCATGAGGTAGCCGGTTTCAGTGAGGAGGGTTAAGCCATTAGGGGCTGAGATACCATACTCTTTTCGTGCTTCGTCCGTTTTTCGGACGAAGTAATCTTCCCCTAAAATAAAGTGTTTTTTATTTCCGTTAAAACGTTTCCTCGCAGTACCGGCTGGTCTTTGATGTACTATGTCAACATCTTTTAAGGTTACTACTCTCTGTTGGTTAAGTTCTTTAACCCCTAATTCGTAATTGTTAATACTAACAGCATTCATAATATATCCTCCTGATAATTGAAATTCCAACCAAAGAATGATATACTATATTTATCAATCCTAGATTGGTGCTTGGAGCAACCCGTTTCACTTGTCACGGTGGGGTTGTTCCTATTTTTTTATTTTTTGGTAGACTTGCTCAATTCCTTCCATAACTATCTCATATTGTGTTTTTCCTGTTGCTTCACAACAATAGATTAATTTTGCTTTATCTTCTTTTGTTGCTCTCACTTTTATTTCGGTAGTTTTGGGATTCGTTGTTGGTCTGCCAGTTCGTGCACTCATTCCATCACCTCACTTTTGTTCACACATAAATAATATAATATGTTCACACAAAAGTCAATACCTATTTGAAAGAAGCGCCGTTCTGTGTTACAATGGATTCACAGAAAGATTCGTCTTTCCCATGAAACAGTCCGTTTACCGTCCAAAGTAAATGCCGGGCTGTTTCTTATTTTTTGTTTTCTTTGTCCAAAACACATTTAATGCCTTTTCTGACTACATCCGTTCTCGTGACATTGTACTTCTTGCAGAATTTAATCAATTCTTCATTCGTTTCTACATCGATCCGAGCTTTAACTTCAACAGTCTTTGGATTTTCTGATTTTGGTCTTCCTGTTCGTGGTGTCATGTATTCACCTCACTTTCTGTGCCACAATTAAATTATAATTATTGTGTCACATAAAGTCAAGCATTATTTTATCCGCTGTTATCCATCTTCAACCTCCTACGGAATTACTATTTTCCGTTGAAACAAGCAAAAGCTCCAATTAAACAAATTAATCTGGAACCACGCAACCGCATAATGAACGCCGTCTTCCCAGTATTTAGTGATGTAATGATGCATCTTATCCCCTCCTTCTACTTTTTTGACTTATGCTTTGTCCAAACCCAACCACCTGGTGCCGCTCATTCTGCAAAGGCAGCTCGGCCACCTCGCTAAACTCTTTGTAAAACTGCTTTTGTCGCTGGAGCTTTATACTGGCGATGGTAAAGGCCTCTTTATCACCCATCGCATCGTAACCGATCAGCTCATTTTTGCTTTGGCGCATGGCCGTCTCGATCTGTCTTTGCTTTTGAGTAGCTTCGTAATGGTTGTATGTATTGCCTTCATACTCGAACGGTTCCGGATCGATGCTTTGCAGCTCTTTTTCTGAATATGTCGGGGTTGATATCCCAGGGAAGAACGCATAGTAATTATGGCGGCAATTTGCCCCACATAATCCTGTTACTGTTCCTAACCCCGTAGCCGCTGCTAAATTTGGATATCCCTTTGCGCTGCCATGGATCTTAAACACCTTGCCCTGCCATCCAGCATGGTCCGGTCTCGCCCCGGAATGGGCCGTAACTTCCACATAATCGGCGTCCAGATCCTTTGTTACCTGGTCATTCATTTTGCTCGACATCTGATTAACGCCGGTCATCACTGCCCGTCTGGCGGCCACATCAACCCGGTTATGCCAGCCAGATTCATAATCTACCCATCGCAAACCACTTTGAGCGATCTGCTTAACCGCATTCCGGGTAGCG